ATCGAAACTATTAGGGATAAAGTCACAAGTTTCTCAAGCACTATATCGTTTAAAAAGATTAAAGTTGTCATCCTTGATGAGGCGGATTTTCTCACCATCCAAGCACAAGCATCTCTAAGAAATACAATTGAAACGTTTTCAAGAACCACACGTTTCATCCTCACTTGTAATTTTATAGAGCGTATTATAGATCCGCTTCAATCAAGGTGTCAAACATTAAAAATAGTACCACCAAGCAAAAAAGAAGTAGCAAAACATATAAAAGGGATACTAGACAAAGAACAAACAAAGTTCAAAATTGAAGCTCTTGTTAACATAGTTAATAAACATCATCCGGATATACGAAAAATGTTAAACACTATTCAGTTATCAACACAAAATAATGAATTAGTATTAGATGAATCTATTTTAGTATCATCCAATTATATTAAACAAATTATAGAAGAACTAAAACAGAAAAAAACCGATTTTAGAAAACTAAGGCAAATAATAGCCGATTCTCAAGTACGTGATTTTGAAGAATTATATAGAGCATTATTTGATCATGCCTCCGAATATGCCATTGGTAGAGAAGGAAGTGTAGCCATAATTTTAAATGAGCATCAATATCATTCTAACTTTCGTATTGATAAGGAAGTCAATATAGCGAGTGCATTAGCCAAAATAATTGAAATAAAAAAACCTCAAGTAATATAAATGGATTTTTATTATCAAATAGGTCCTGTTATAACAACTACACCATGGATAACCCCTCCTCCATTAGATAAAGTAAATGATTGGTGGAATGATTTTTCTAAAAATAGTTTTGAAGACTATAATGTATGGATAGGAGGAAAATATGTTATTGATCCAGATAATACTAATGACGTAGATATAATACTAACAGGACCTGTCTATGATTATATTAGATTATTTAACTTATTTAAAAATGCAACAGAATTAGGATTCAAAAACCAAATACTAATAGACATATGTCATTATGATAGTATAGATTTTTTTAAATATCCTAGGAATAAAGATTTTATAAGGTATCATTTAAGGACAAAATTAAGTGGGAAAGAAATTAAAAAAATAGATGGTAAAACTGTTTTAGAAAATGAATCTACAACATCACTATTAAACCACAATATTCCAAAGGAATTAGCAGTTAATTTAATTAAATTTCCTATGGAAAAACAAATAGAAGATAGTAGGATATATGATCCTATATTATTAAATAGAAAAAAAATAAATAAATGAAAAATCCACAACAACAAGGAATGAATATTGACTTTAAAAACACAACCTCAATTGAAGGATTCGATGGAGGTTTATTATTTGGTCAAGCATTTGTATTAAGAAAAGTATCAAAATTCGTAGCAGGAACAGATGAAGATGCAATGCTTCCAATACCTGTATTTTATGATTTAGAGACTAAAAAAATAATAGCTGATTCTTTACCAAAAGAAATTAGAGAAGATTATAAAGATATTACGATATGATATATGTAGGAATTACATTTGCGATAGGATTAATTTTAATAGGAATTTGGGTATACAAAGGTGAGCAAGAACGAAAAGGACAAGATTAAAAATATTTTTGACTGGTTACAACATATAACGTTGTATAAGACACCTGCTTCAGAATTCACGGATAACGACTGGGAAAAATTTAATTCATATATGGTGCATAGATTTGTTAGTATGCACGTATATTACGTTGAAATCGCAGATTATGCGCAAAGTATGTTACCAACTATGAAAAAACAAATATATAATTTTTATAAAGAAATGTTACCTAAAAAGAAAGTATGGTTACAATATATAAAGTCAAAAACTGAAAACATTAACAAAGATTTAGTAGAAGACATAGCAAAATACTATGAAGTTGGAGCAGCAGATGCTCTTTCATATATTACAGTAATGACTAAAGAAGAAATACCCATTATATTACGTGAAATGGGTAAAGACGAAAAAGAAATTAAAAAATTACTAAAATGAGCAGGTTAGAAGAATTACTTTATAGTGCTGAAGAACATGGCAAACGACAACAAATGTTTGAAGAAATTTTAAAAGTAAGAGATCAAAATCCTAAATTCACTTTAGAACAACAGTACGAACAAGCATATCAAAATGTAATGAAAACATGAAAAAAAGTAAAGTTATACAAGCTTTAACTGCACAGGCTAATGCAGATAAAGCAAAAGCCATGATGGCACTAGATTTATTAGAAAACCAGGCAGTAGGAATTGGTGATCACACAGTAAATGATTTTATGAAAGATGCTACAGAAGCATTAGAATTATTAACTGATGCAGATGATAGATTAGAAACATTAAATAAATATTGGGGTGAACAACCTCTACCTTTTTAATATGAATAAGGAAGAATTAATAAAAGAATTAGAAGAATCAGACCACATAGTGGCTCATTTTGAAAAAGAATATCCTGAATTATCTCAGGAATTTAAAATAATCCAGGATGAAATGTATAGAATGTTTGCTGCTAAACATATGGATTATGGTTTGCAAAACATTTCATTAGGAGGAGATTTAACTAAAGAAAACGATAAAAAATTTTCATTAACAGGTTTAGCTATTAGGTTAACAGATAAAATTTCAAGATTAAGAAATTTACTTACTAATGGTAGGAATTTTGTTAAAGGTGAAGGAATGGAAGACACGTTTATAGACATAGCTAATTATGGTATAATTGGTTTACTAGTAGGACGTGACAAGTGGAAAAAATAAATGGCTAAAACACCTGCAATAGTAAAAGAGATACAACTAGCTCCTAAAAGGGAATTAGATTATTCTTATCAAAAGAACATTTCATATTCACAATATACAATGTGGAAAAAATGTCCTAAACAATGGGCATTACAATATAGAGATGGTCACAAAGTATATAAACCAAGCATTCACACAGTATTTGGAAAAGCATTACATGAAGCATTTCAACATTATATTCAAACAATGTATGAAACAAGTGCAGCAGCAGCTGATAGGGAAGATATTAATGAAATGCTTAAAGACCAACTTAGAGCACACTATCAAGATGAATATAAGAAAAATAACAAACAACATTTTTCTAACCCAGGTGAATTAAGTGAATTTTATCAAGATGGTGTTGAAATATTAAATTACCTAAAAAAACATAGAGGTAAATATTTTTCTAAACGAGGTTGGCATTTAGTAGGAATAGAAACACCTATATTAATGCCTCCTGTAAAATATAACCCTAATATTTTATTCATGGGTTATTTAGACATTGTAATGTACAATGAAAAATTAAATAAATTTAAAATAATAGACATTAAAACCTCTACTAATGGTTGGAAATTAGATTATGTTAAAAAAGACGAAGACAAACAATTCCAACTTATACTATACAAAAAATTCTTTGCAGAACAATTTGGAGTAGACGAAAAAGATATTGATATTGAGTTTTTTATTACAAGAAGGAAAGTATACGAAGAAGGAGATTTCCCACAGAAACGATTCCAAATGTATTCTCCCCCTTCAGGTAAGATAAAAATAAGTAGGGCAACTAAAGCAATAGAAGAATTTATGAGTGAATGTTTTATAAAAAATGAACACTCAACAAAAGAAATGTTACCTAACCCAAGTAAATGGAACTGTACTTTCTGTGCTTTTAAAGAAGACAAAAAACTATGCGGTTTAGGTGCATTTTTATAAAAATTAGTATATTTATATATAAAGTTTTAATAAATTAAAGATTATGAATAATAAAAAAGAAAAAACACTAACCAGTGTTAAAATACAAAGTGATTTATTTCAAGATTTCAAAATAGAGTGCGTAAAACGTAAATTTTCCTTCCAGAAACTTGCCGACCGTGCTATTTATTTGTATCTTACAGATGAAGATTTTAGAAGAACGATTAGTAATCAAACCAATTTAGAATTATAAAATGAATAAAGATTATAAGTACCTTCCTAAAGACCAAAGGAAAAAAATACTACTAATATGCGATGATATTAGAGTACATTCAGGGGTAGCAACTATAGCCCAACAAATTGTTAAAAAAACATGCCAACATTATAATTGGGTTCAAATTGCAGGGGCAATTAAACACCCTGATCAAGGTAAAAAATTATCACTAGATAAAGAAATGGCAAAAGAGACAGGAGTAAAAGATCCAAGTATAATGTTATATCCAGTACATCAATATGGTGATAGCACTTTTCTTAGACAAATTATCAACCACGAAAAACCAGATGCTATAATGATATTTACAGATCCTAGATATTTTGCTTGGTTATTTGCTATAGAAAATGAAATTAGAAAAAATATCCCTATTATATACCTTAATATTTGGGATGATTATCCAGCTCCTTTATATAATAAAGAATTTTATGAGTCGTGTGATTTATTATTTGGAATTTCAAAACAAACAGTAAATATAAATAAAATTGTTTTAGGAGATAAGGCAGCGGATAAAATTATAGAATACCTTCCACATGGTTTAGACCATACTGATTATAAACCTTTATCTGAGTATAATGAAGAAGAAAGTAAGGGGTTAGAAAAAATGAAAAAGTATTTTTTTGGTAAAGATGAAGTAGATTTTTGTTTATTTTTTAATTCTAGAAATATTAGGAGAAAGCAAATTCCTGATACATTATGGGCTTTTAGAATGTTTTTAGATAATTTACCTAAAGAAAAAGCAGATAAATGTAGATTTTTATTACATACAGAGATGGTATCTGAAGCAGGAACTGATTTAAAAGCTGTAGCTGAATTATTATTCGGAGATGGTAAATATCCTAAAGCTATTATTTTTGATACTAAAAGATGGGAAGTTAAAGACTTAAGATACTTATATAATATTTCAGATTGTCAAATTCTTTTAACATCAAATGAAGGATGGGGATTAACAATAACAGAGGGGATACTTTCAGGTAACCCTATTATAGCTAATACAACAGGAGGAATGCAAGATCAAATGAGATTTAAAGATGAAAAAGGAAAATGGTTTACACCATCACCAGAAGTACCTTCAAATAATACAGGCAAATATAAAAAACATGGTGAATGGGCATTTCCGGTTTATCCAACTTCTAGATCACTTCAAGGATCACCTGTTACACCTTATATTTGGGATGATAGATGTAAACCTGAAGATGCAGCTGATAGAATAAGAGAAGTATATGATTTAGGACCAGAAAAGAGAAAAGAAGCAGGTCTTAAAGGTAGAGAATGGGCACTCAGTGATGAAGCTGGATTTACAGCTGAGGCACAAGGTAAAAAATTTATCGATGTTACTGATAAATTATTTAATACCTGGGAGTCAAGAGAAGCTTTTGAAGTAATAGATACTGATGAAGCTAATATTTTAAGAATTCAAACACATGATTTAGTATATTAATATGAAAAAAACAGTTATAATAAGTTGTCCTATAGACACATACTCAGGTTATGGAGCAAGAGGAAGAGATGTAGTTAAAGCATTTTATGAGTTAGATAATTACGATGTAAAAGTATTACCTCAAAGGTGGGGAGATACACCTTGGGGTTTTATAGATGACCATGAAGAAGAGTGGGGTTTTTTAAATCCTCTTTTAATAACCCCAGAAACGGGTCAATTACAACAGCCTGATATTTGGGTGCAAATAACAATACCTAATGAATTTATGCCTCAAGGAAAATTTAATATTGGTATTACTGCAGGGATTGAATCTAATTTAGCACCTGCTGATTGGCTAGTAGGATGTAATAGAATGAATTTAGTATTAGGTTCATCTAAACATACAATTGAGGTTCTTAAAGCTAGTAAATGGGAACAACAAGATAAAAGAACAGGTCAAAAACAATCAGTAATGGTAAACCCTAACTTACCTATGGATATTTTATTTGAAGGTTTTAATGAAAAAAATTATAAAAAAACAACTGATAAATTAGATTTGCCCGAAATTAAAGAACAGTTTTGTTTCTTATTTACTGGAATGTGGATTCAAGGAGACTTTGGACATGATAGAAAAAATATAGGAGTAATGATAAAAACATTTTTAGATACTTTTAAAAATAAACAAAAACAACCAGCTTTAATTCTTAAAACAAGTGCTGGAAGTGCTTCTTATTCTAGTAGACAACAAATATTAAAAAGAATTAATGATATTAAATCTCAAGTAAAAGGCAAATTACCTAAAATATATTTAATTCATGGAGATCTTACTGATGGAGAAATGAATCAGTTATATAACCACCCTCAGGTAAAATGTATGGTTAGCGCTACAAAAGGAGAAGGATTTGGTAGACCATTACTTGAATTTACCCAAACTAAAAAACCTATAATAGCTTCAGGTTGGTCAGGTCATGTTGATTTTCTTAAACCAGATATGAGTTATTTAGTTCAAGGGAAATTACATAATGTTCATCCAAGTGCAGCTAATAAATGGTTAGTTAAAGAATCTCAATGGTTTGACATTGACACAGCAGCTTTAAATAATGCTTTTAAAACGATATATTTAAAATATAAAGACTGGGTTGTAAGAGCTAAAAAACAGGGAAACTTTACTAAAGAAAATTTTAGTTATACAGCTATGAAAGAAAAATTAGGTAATATTTTAAAAGAAAAAACTGGGAATATGCCTCAACAAGTTGGGTTGAGTTTGCCTAAACTTAAAAAAGTAGGAAAAAATGATAAACCTGAACTTCCTAAATTAAAACTACCCAAACTTCAAAAATTGTAAAAATGGAATCAGATAAATTACAAATTTGTCCCAGATGCGGATCCGACGCTTGTTATGTTACTGAGGTAAATCAAGATATAAATAATTATTATTGTTATGGTTGTGGTTTTCAATCTAATACTTTATTAAGAGAAGGAGAATTATTATTTGATGAACAAATGGAAACTTTACCAGAATTGTATAAAGATCTTAAATTTGAAGATAAAAATGGTCAAATGTGGTTTCCTACAACTGTAAATTTAACTGAGCAAGGAATGGTATTTGCAAATGGCTCTTCAACCGAAAACTGGAAATGGGGAGCAGTTTTAGCAATTGAAGTAACAGAAGAAGAAAAACATAAATACCCTATCCCCGGAAAAGAAAATGAGTTTTATAAATGGAGAATGGATATGAGTACATTAAAACAGTTTGAAGAACGTGATTTTATGGAAGCTCTTTCGTATATTGGAGTATTACCAAGTTAAGATATGAAAATAAGTTATGCAATTCCAGTTTGTAATGAATTTGTAGAAATTCAACGTTTATTAGGTTTTTTAATGCAAAATAAACGTAAACAAGATGAAATTATAGTATTATATGATACTAATAATGGTACAATTGAAGTAGAAAAAATTTTAAATCATTACTTGCAATTAAACCAATATTCTTTATATAAATCACCTTTTAATAAACATTTTGCAGAGTGGAAAAATCAATTATCTTCTTATTGTACTGGGGATTATATTTTTCAAATAGATGCAGATGAAATGATTACAGAAGTTTTAATTGGTAATTTACCTACTATACTAGAAAATAATCCCAATAATGAAGTTTATTTAGTCCCCAGAGTAAATACAGTATCTGGTTTAACTCAAGAACATATTACAAAATGGGGATGGAATGTAGATAAAGAAGATAGGGTAAATTGGCCTGATTATCAATGGCGTATTTGGAAAAATAAACCTGAAATAAAATGGGTAAATAAGGTACATGAAAAATTAGAAGGATTTAACACTTATGCTCCACTTCCTCAAAATCCTGAATTAGCTCTACAGCATCACAAGACAATAGAAAGACAAGAAAAACAAAATAATTATTATGACACATTATGAAAATTTATGTAGATATTGATGAGACAATATGTTTTTATGATGGAGAACGTGAATACCCCAACGCTATACCTAGTAAAGAAAATATAGCTAAAATAAATAAGTTATATGATGAAGGTCATGAAATAACTTATTGGACAGCAAGAGGAACTGTTACGGGCATTAATTGGTTTAATTTAACAAAAGAACAACTTACAAAATGGGGATGTAAATGGCATAGTTTAGTTGTTGGTGTAAAACCTGCTTATGATTTACTGATATGTGATAAAACTAAAAGAATAGAAGAAATATGAAAAATGAAATATTAGATAATTTAAATAAAGTAGGAATATGTGTAATTGAAGATTATTTCAATTCGGATTGGTGTGATAAAGCAGTATTAGACTTAGAGGATTCTTTAATAACTTATAAAGATAAGATACAATCTGAAGCTAAAGAGGAAACATCTGGGGATTTTAGAATATTTAAGATGGAAAATCAATATGATACTGCTAAAACATTTGCTAATGATAATTTTTTATTAGATATTGGTAGTGAATATTTTGGTTATAAAATAGTTAGTCATTTTGTATTAGGAGGAAAAGTTCAATATAATCCAAATCAAATAACTAATAGTGGAGGAGGATGGCATAGAGATAATAGAGGTAAACAGATAAAAACAATTGTATATCTTACAGATGTAGAAGAAACATCGGGTCCTTTTTCATTTTTACCTTTATCTAATCAGTTCGATCTACAAACTAGAGATGGTATTGGAAAAGCAACAAGATATGATGATGATATAGTTAATGAATTTTGTAAAAAAAATAATATAGAACCTTTTAAGGTAATAGGAAAGAAAGGAACTATAATTTTTGTAGATACATCTTACATACACAGAGGTTTAAATATCCAATCAGGTTCTAGATATACTTACACTAATTATTATTTTGAGGATCATCCCCAACGATTCCAACTAACAGAAGATAAATGGGGTAAAATGTTCATATAATGGCTCATATTTTTAAATATCCTAAAGATAATAGTAAAGGTATTATAGTTTTTACTCATAAGGAATGGCCTTGGTTGCTACAAAATGCTTTATCAACCCTCCAGGATTTAAAACAAATGTTTTACTTAGGTTGGAACCAAGGAACATATTTTGGAGAAATTCAAATGCCTAATATTGTTGATTTTTCATTCTCATCTCCTTCTACTCTTACTTATAAAGATAATGGAAATACTTTATATATTCCTTTATGTGGGAGAAATTTTTTAACTAGTGATTTTAAGAATTTAGATATTAAAGAAAAAAATTTTGATATAATATCAACTAGTAGAGCAGTTAAAATTAAACAACTCCCCCCATTATTACATTCTATTAAAAAGTTAAACAATAGAGGAATATATCCTAAAACTTTATTTATAATTCCCACAGCCGAAAATGAAACCCCAGAATATGCTGATATTAATATTGTAAAAACTTTTAATGAATTATTTACTGTTGAAGAGAAAAAACATATAACTATGATGAGGCTCTCTCCAGAATTAGGTTTTTTAGGAATTAATCAACAAACTTTAAATTGGTTTTATAATAATAGTAAAATACTTTACATAGGATCTAAAAGTGAAGGAAATTGTAGAGTAGTTCATGAAGCTCTTATGGGTGGATGTAATATTGTTTATTATAAAAACCATAAGGGAGCTTTAGTGGATTATTTAGATAAAACTAATAGTACATCATATGATACCCATGAAAATATTGATATCGCATTAGAAAAGGCTTTAAAAAGTTATACTTACTCAAAAATAAAAACAGATTCTTATGAAGACATTTTAAGTGAGAGAACTTCATTGAAAAAATTAATCCCCTATTTTGAAAAATTATATGAGTTAAATAATTCAAAATTTGATGGAGAATTAATAAATTATGATAATTTATCCAATAGATTCCCAGCTCATTATTTAGATGTTCCTTGGAATAGCAAAGATCCTAAAGTCCCAACGGCTGATATTAAAACTCTAGATCAGTTAACTATTTTCATAAATTATATAAATGGAAATTGGAATTAGTAAAAATTTATCGTATATTTGAAAAGCAATAGTTTAGTATAAACAAATAAAAAATAAAAATATGTTATATATATTTGAAATGGCAAATAATCATATGGGTAGTGTTTCCCATGCCAAAACTATCATTGATGAATTTGCAAATTTATCAAAAAAATGGAAAATAACAGCAGGAATTAAATTACAATTTAGAAATCTAGATACTTTTATTCATCCTGATTTTCAACAGCGTAATGATTTAAAATATGTTAAAAGATTTAATGAAACTAGATTATCTAAATCAGAATTTAAAGAAATAGTTGATTATATTAAATCTACGGGATTATTAGCCATTACAACTCCTTTCGATAATGAATCAATCCCTA